AGTCAGTCTTTTTCACCTTCAAAAAGTGAACTATATTATATCTTGTCGGAAATGAGGAAAGAAGAGCATTCTGTATTGTGATTTCTAGATTATAATATACTTAGTATTATACATAGGAATTATAGTAGGCAAATAATATAATCATTTGAAATCTAGATAAGATTCTATCAAGTCAATTATATCATGAATAGTTTTCTTGTCTTCATTAGAAAACGTAGATATGTGTTTAGCATAAAGTATCTTTAAGTCATGACACAATTCATATCTATTCTTAGAAGCATTCATACTATATTATCTATAAAATATTGAATTCAGTTTGCTTAGCAAACTGAGACAACTGACTGTTTACAGTCAGTTGTCATTATACTATATTATAATTTGAAAGATGATCATTATGACTTGACAAACTTGAGAATGTCTTGTCTATGTGTATCATAGTAGCAATCCCAAATGTTGATTACTAAGTCTATTGTTTCATCGTCAACTTTATCCATTTTGATTTTCTTTTTGTAGTCTGGGCATGCGTCAAACACTTTATTCTTTCCAAGTATTGCTTCACACTCATATATGGAAGATCTACTTGATCTTGCTATCCAGTCTTGAAGCATATATACTGCCCATCCTACAAGTGTCTTGTTGCCAGAATCGGTATTCGGTGTATTCATGCCAGTACTTAGATTTAGAATCTTGAAATTCTTGACACCAGACTTTATCAAGCCAGACATCAATACATCCGCACATTCATTTGCCCAGCAGCCACCGTCCATATATGACTTGCCATCTTTGACAATCACATCAAAGTATGTTGGTGCTGCACAAGAAGTCAACACTGCAAAATATTTTTCAACATCTTTGTCGCCCAAGTCCCAGACTTTCTCTACAGATTCTCCGATTCATGAGTGTTGTTGGAATGTAGATCGGCTTTTTCCATTCTCCAATCTTTCCGCACAAACTTGTCCTTAAGAAGCTTCTTCAAGTTCAAATTGTCATATGTTGGGCATTTAGGATCGAGTCTCTTGTACCAAGAATACTTTGTGAAAATTTTCTTGAGATTGTTCTTATACAAGTCAAAGAGTTCATGTGCAGAATAGCCTTCATTAAGTCCAGCTGCTATGATAGAGCCAGTAGAAGTACCGGCATATGCGCAGCTAACATTGCAGATCTTCTTTCCAAGATCTTCTTCAAGTCTAGTCAGAAACTTGAGAGGGCCTATTCCGAAGAGCACCTCCACCTGCTACAGAAATTGCTAAAGCAGCCATATTCATTTCTCCTTAAGTACTTTGTTGATCTTTGTCAAGTCAAACGCTTGATATGTCTTTCCATTGTCAAGACTCATAAGATACTTCTTTCTTGTATCAAAGACTTTGTATTCTTCAATAAATTCTTTGTTGAATATCTTAGTCCAGTCATTGCCAAGGTGCAACCAGCTAGCTCCAGTCTTCGGATTGTATTCAAATATTACTTGTCCGACAGCTAGTTCGTCATCTTTGTTCATGTTTATGACAAGACTCGCTACACTTTGAAGCGTAAGAATGCAATTAGTTACGTGTATGTCTGCTGCGCCAAGTGTAGGTCTAGAAAGTAATTGAAATCCGACAGAAATGGTCAGATGTCTTTGATGGATTGTAACCTTTTAAGACTAGTCTATTGTAGTCTTGCTCAGTACGTACTCCCGAACTTACTACAATGCTAACGGGCTTTTTGCTGTCTATTGCGTATATTTGAAGCTTGTCTCGAATCAGCTGAAGATTCTTAGCAAGTTGTTTGAGAAGCGCTAGACTGTAGTCTGAAATGTCTTGCTTGACAAATTCAGACAATTTGAAATTGGTTGACAATTGGACATTGTTCATATTTATATTTATCGTTTTCAGCGATAATTTTCTCAAAATGTCTCTTCATTGTTAAGTCTTGCATAATGTAGTCGCCAAACTTTATGTCTTTATGAATGTCTGGATCATAGCTGCCATTCTGTCTTTCTTCTGTAGCAGGTGTAGCAGCTGATCCCCTCTCTATCTTTATTTTCCAGTCTTCTTGTGACTTGATATGGTAATGAATTAATGCTACAGGTTGACTTGTCAAATCTGCTGTGGTAAGTCCATATGTAGTCTTAGATACACCAGATCCGACTACTTCAGAATACCTTCTTCCATCAATCCATGGCACGTGTCCTATTTCTTCAGAATGTAAAGTATAGTCATATGTATGCCAGCTGTTCCACCATACTATAGCTTTTCCCTGTGAAGAATAGTCGTTTCTTCTATATGTACTAAACAGCGGAAGAACCTCTTTACGTTTTTCTCTGTACTTTCTTGTAGACATCAATACTTCTGGAAGCAATATACAATCTAGCTGTCTAAACTGGGTACGTATAGTTTGTTCTAGAAGCTGACTTTCACAGTCAAAATATAAGTATTCATCATCGTCAAGAAAGCATACCAGATCATCTTCTTTTAACTTTATTTCTGTCTTCTGATTAAGTATGTTAGAAAACAGATGCCACTGATCTGCAAAGCCTGACACATGAAGATAGTTTACTGAATAGCCGTATGTCAGTGCTTTCATGACAGACTGACTAACAACAGAATCATTGTCAATAAGCCATAAAGTAGCACCTAAAAAAGAATGATATTGAAGCCAAGCCTCAATATCGTTGAAAGTGTAAGTCTTTGTCAAGCATACTATGTGTAGCATGCAATATCTATTATTCTGCAGTCGGCTCGAATACAGCATTAATTGTCAATAGACTTGGATCACAAGATATACGTTGATTGCAATTCATTGGCATGATACTTGTCATACAACACACCTTGTACTGATGTGATTTGATATATTGTGTACTTGTTCATGTTTTTACATAATGATCTACATAGCTTTTATATTCACACTGCTTGATATACTTTCCAACAAACTGTTCTGCTATAAGTTCAACTTTATTGTCTTGCTCTTTCGTCTTTAGATCTTGAATCTTGTTGTCTATTTTTTCTCGTAGTTTTCGAAGTTCATCGATGTCAGTAATATCGTCAATGTTCATTTAATACACTTTCTATATTATGTGTGTCAAATAACAATATAGTAAAACACTTCATATATCTAGTATATGAAGTGTTAATAAATGATCTTATTTTTATATGCTAAATGTTAAGCTTGAAAACTTTTGACAACTTCCTCGAATTCGGCATCAACAGCTGAAGAATTTTCATTAGTCTTCTTATTACCCATGATACTTGCGATCTCATCTTTAGCTTCAATCTCGAACTGTGTATTCATAACTTCTTTTTCAACTTCAGCGATCATTGCATTGCAATCTACTCCGAAGTCACCGATGTCAGACTGATCACAAATTTTCATGGCATCAATTTGCATATCAAGAGCAGTAAGTCGAGCATCGATCAAAGCCTTATTGACATCAATATTCTTCAAGGTATCACGCACTTGCTTGCATCGATTTTCAGTGTTCTTCCAAACAGTTTCGACATTATCTCGTGCAGATTTTACGCCTTTGTAAATGATATACTTAACTTTTGCTTCTTCAAGATTATTATTTTTAATTAGTGTTTCATACATTTGCTTACTGTGCTCAGTCTTTTCGTCAAGCTCTTTCAATTTACTTTTAAGCTGCTTAGCAGCTAAAAGTAAATTTTCAGCTTTCTTGACGTATTCCTTAGCATTGTTATCATAATTGTAGCGAATCTCTTCAATCTTGTCTTTGGTAGAGACAAGAGAATCAACTCGACGTTCGATTTTGTGTGCAAAGATTTTGAAAATATTAAATGACATAGGAATTTTCTCCTTATTGCGTGTTATTTATGTTGTATAATACAGTTTAGTATATTGTTATGACAAAGTATTATATTTTTTTAGATTATTATATTATTTCTAGCCAGCCATCTGACGTTTCTCTTAATGCAGCACCAGCATATTCAAGATTGTCAACTGTCATGGTTTCTTGCATAGAATCTAATGTTTTGTCAATGAATAAAACTTTATTTTGACTTTCTAAATACTTTTTTGCACAGTCTTTACACAGATGTCTTACCCATCCTTTAGTAGTCCAAATCTGTCTGTGTCCCGCACTATCTCTCGGTTCTTGTCCACATACCTCACAAGTATATCCGGATATGAATTCTGCAATAAATTCATCTGCATACGATAACTTGAAACTTTGATCTATGCGCAAAGTTCCAAACTTAGACTTGGCATCTCTGATAAAGAACAACTTCTTTTGTAAGTTTGACATACAGTCATATTCTGCAAACAGTCTCGGCAAATACTTGTTCTTCCACAGATTTTCCCAGCCGTGCCCATCAAACGCTTTATATAGATTATAATTTATGTTTTTAGACTTGCCTTGATAGCATTGCTTGCCAGTCATAATAGACCTATATCGCAAGAAAGGATATTTCTGCAATAGAACTTGCATGTCTTGATCAGATATTGGAAATTTTGGCTGATTCATGATTACAATATAATAAAATCCTTGTACTAATTGTACAAGGATTTATATAAATTTTGTAAATTCTTACTTAAAATTCTTAATCAATCCAATATGCTTGTCTAGTGTAGACACCATTTCGTCAAACAATGCATTAATTCCGCGATTGTCTTTAAAGAAGTTTCCAAGCTTGTCAGCTTCTTCTCTGTATTCACAAAGCTTTCTCACTGCATATTCAGTGTTGTAGATCATGTCAGTAATGTTCACCTGTCTATTAGTGATCTTAAATCTGACATCATGAGAAAGCACTCTTTCTATTAGATCATCTGCGAACTTTCTCAAAAGTTCATAAACTGCTTCAAACTGTTCATGCAAGAAGCCTTTTTCACAAGTCCAATGGAAAATGCTTACTTTTATAGTGAATGACAGTGTGTCAATAGCAAAGTCACACAAACGTGTATAGTCGCTCTGTTTAGTACTGTTCAAGTATGACATGAAGTCTGTAGGTACTTGTTCAGCGGGTGGTGTAATAGTAGTAATGATAGTAGCAGCGTCCATCTTAATCCTCTGTAGTAATCAACTGAATCTTTTTTACGACTTCTTTAGCATTGTTGTTGAACTTGATAGCCTGTCCACCAGCTTGAATGAATCTTTCTACATTCTTTCCGTAGTCATCTATTAGAAGCGCATTCTTTTCAGCAAAATGAATCTTGTCAGAATTTTTGTCAACAAAGTATATGCACATCGGATTGATAGTGACATTCTTTTCAAGCCATTGTTGCTTACCAACTTTGCCTTCTCTAAAGCCGATTGAAGACAATATACAAAGTGTAATTCTCTGCTCAATGCAAAACTTGTAAAGCCATGCATAGAGACGCTGACCTTCTCGAATCCACTGCAAGTCTGCCCAAAATTTACTACCTAGGCTCTTGAGCATGTCCCAGTTGATAGTGTTTTTGGTTGGATTATAGATATACTTGTCAACAACAGCTGAAACGAAATCACAAAGAACTCCATCCATGTCTAGATAAATCGTTTTAATCATAGTTCAACCTTTGCTTAAAGTTATTTATATTTTCGCTTACGCGCTGATTTGTCCTTTAAATCATTCAAGTGTGCTGATAGTTCTTATATAAGACGAGAATGTCTTGTAGCATCAAAAACAAAGTATTCATACTAAAATTTCCACTTAATCTATTATAGTATAGTAATATCAAATGTATATTATACATTTATCTATTGCGTGTTTTTACTATCTTTATAGATTCCAGAATTGATCATGTACTTGATATACTTGTCGTCGGGACTTCCTAAGTAAATGTTGCCCTGTCCATATATGAACAATGGTACTGCTTGATTCTTGACTCTGATCAAGTTGTACATGTTCTTCATATTGTATATTCTAAGTCCAAATAGAATTCCTGGCACTAGTCTGTTCAAAGACTCTTCGGAAACGAGATGTTGTGTATCTTCGTCTAATATCCCATACTGCAATTGCATGTACTTGATTAGTAATTCTCTTTCTTTTATAGTGACATGATGCAAGTTTATCGCTGTAAATAGATTGTCTCTACCTTCTACTGGACCTATACAGAACACAAACGGATTCTTGTCATATAGTTCTCTAGGACGTCTGGGGTAGTACTCGAACGTGTAGAAGAATCCATTTACAAGTCTAGAAGCTCTTTCAAAGTAGTTTTCTTGAGTAGGCACGCTTAAGTTTCTCCCTTTCTGCGAGCTTCATGGTTACATACTTTCTGACGGACAGATGTCTAAAGCAATATTTCAGGCATTTTCCGCATTCTGATCAAACAAAGATGACAGATATGATGTTCTTTTGGTGTAAGTCTAACTTTATTAGACTTCTTGTTAGATCCGCCCGTTCAGATCTGGGGACTATGTGATGATTCTCATATTCATCTGCTTCAGGATATTCACGTTCTAAAGCAGCATTGACTAAAGACCAATATAGTCTTTCGTAATTCACTATGCTTCCATCAGATTGTCAAGTTCATTCCATATGTTCTCAAAGTCAGTCATGCTTATACAAGCGAGTCCAACTCTTACTTCTTCACCTGCAAGTCTGATGCTTGCTGTCTGTGTCATTCTATCTATGCAAATAACAATTTCGTTTGTATCATCATAATCGTTCACTGATATTACAGAAAACAGATTGTTGACGTCATCAACATATCTAGAAACTGTCGGGTTAGCATTCAAAGACACCACAATATTGTTGTCATCAGTCTCTTCAACGTGATATACTGTGTCAGGAATGTCTTTGCTTTCAAGAAAGCTTACTATGTTTTCTGGTGTAAGTTCAATGTCTTCAATAGATTCTTGAACAAAGTTCGGATAACGATGTCTGATCTTACGTCTCTTCTTTCGTCTTTTTGGCCATAGCAGATCACCAAATCTAGAAGCTTTCTTGTCAACTGATCCGAATCTAGATGTCATGCCCATGTAGCATGGAAAGACAGCTTTTCCATCACCACTGTACGGAATTCCTTGATCTGCTCCGAGCGGTGCACCAACACCTATGCCGAAGTCTTCATCAAGTTCATTCATTTTGCTCTTTATCATTATAAACTCCTATCTTTCCAAGAAGATGTCATGAACTCGTGGAAAGTCTTTGAATTTGGTGTTCCATCTTTGTCTACATAGTATATGTCAGTAGCAGTAATCTTAGTGACAGTCACCTTTACTGGACAGCAAGCGGACTTAGTCGCTGTATAGTACCTTTCTCCGACTATCGGCTCGAACCCATACTTCTCTACATTCTTCGATCTGCACTCTGGACAAATCTTACGTGGTGACGGCGGTGGAGGAAAAGGCGGGTGATATGGCTCGGGCGGAAATGGTGGCGCTGGTGGAAGTTGATGTTCATATCCATCATACCAGTCTGATAAAGGTGGCAGTGGAGGAACAGGTGGAAGTTCTGGTGTTTCTTGTTCAATCTTTTCAGCCATACTATGCCACCCTGCTGAGCTCTTTCAGCATTTCTCTCATGATGTGCTGTTTGTTCATTCTGCGACTAGATCTAAGCAAAGCTTCCATCAACGGTGTCATATGTTCTGATATGAACTTAGAAAGAACTTGTAGTTTTTGACAAGAAAGCCTGTCAAGGCGTTCCACAGTCTTGCAGTGTTCATCTAGCTTGCCAGACTTGTATGCATAAGTGTGCTTGTATAGTTCAGCAAGCTTTTTTAGACACATAAAAGAAAGACTACGTTCAATCTTGCTTGATTCAGTAGCAGTAGTAATGACACGATTAGATATAGACAGACTTGTATTTAAGCATTCTGCTTCAGTCAAATACTTGTTAGCTATGGCTAGCGCTATAGCTGCACTTGCATTGTTTCTGATACGACGAAGCATCATGACAGGATTATTGTCCTGCATAGCTTCTAACAGTTTCTGTCCATATAGTTCCAGTTCTGTCATTTACTATATTTATTGTAAGCTGCGACTTACTTAGTCAGCATCATTGAATCTATGCCAGTATATTCTTTACCGCATACGCACATCTTTAGGAATTTGTCTAATCCATTCTATAGGCCAGTCTGTCATGTCTAGCGGCTTCTCGTATTCTGCCCAAGTGTCAGACATCAGTATGTTCGACCAGATCGGATCATTCTGTAGTTCTTCTAGTGTCATCAATTATACCTATACTTGATTCGCCCTCTAGTCATGTCGTAGATGGACACACCAACAATTACTCTATCAAGTGGTGTAATCCTGATCATTACACCTTTCTTGCGCATTTTACCAGCAATCGTACATAGTACTAAAGCACCATTGTCAAGTCTTACTCTAAACATTGCATTCGCAAGCGCTTCTTCTACTACACCCACGACGTCTACTTCAGAAACATTCTTTTGACACTTTGTTTCTTCTTTGTTGTCAGAATTCTTATGATCGTGTCTAGCCATTTCTCGAATTTTCTTCTGACAATTCTACAAAGTCATTTTCGTGTTTAGACAAGTCAATCTCAGTTTTTTGTTTGGCAGTTTCGACATTCTGCGCAATCAACAAGTCTGTTTGCTGTTGTTCATACATTCTCTGCCTGATCTGTTCTTGTGCACGCGTATCCGCATCTTTGTCACATTCAGCCATGATCATGTCAAAGTTATTCATGAAATTGTTAGTCAGCGCTTCATCAAACGTCATATTGCTCTGTGACATGACGGGATCATGCATATTGTACACATGATTTTGAACAGACACCGGTTCAATATTCTGTCTTTGTGACGATGTTTGAGCATACTGCTGAGTAGGCTGAACACCACTGATCATTGAACGAAGACTGTCAGCAATAGCTCTGTCAATTACTTTCAATCCATACAGACCATATTGTGCACAACACACATCAATCTTGTCATACAATTGTTGCTTGATTTGTTCAATACTGTTCATAGCAGAACTATACATGTTTGTATTGTTTCGTTGAACTGGCTTTTTTTTAGCAACTGGCAAGTCTCTCGTCATGTCTTGCTGTTCTATATTACCTGTTTGATAATAGTCATAAAAATTCGACATAAATCAACCCTTAGCAGCAGTCTGCATCGTAAATACCTTGATCTTGTCAACAACGCCAAGTTTCTGAGCATCTTTTGCGGAGAAATAAGAGTCTTTAGACATAATTTCTTTTACCTTGTTTTTTGGCATGCCAGAAGCAGAAGTAAGTAATGTGACAAACATCTCGTTGGCTATGTCAAGTTCACGCTTATAGATTTCAAGATCTTCAGCCTTAAGTTCTTCACCAAGTCCACCCATATAGCGCCCCTGATGGAACATAATTCTGGACGAAGGATATGCAAATCTGCAACCTTTAGAACCAGCGCTATAGATGATCGCTGCCGCAGAAGCGGCAAGAGCAATATTGATCGTGTAGACTTTACTTCCTGCATCTTCAAGTGCACGCATAGTGTCAACAATAGCACTCGCCACATGCATAGAACCACCCGGTGAGTTGATGAAAATATAGACAGGCTGCTTAGTACCGTCAATCCACATATTCAGCTGCTTGACAACACTTGAACAATAGTCAGTGTCAATCTCTGTATCAAGCCAGATTGCACGTTTGCTAGCAAAGTAGTTGTCAACATATGAAATCATCGAATTAGCAGTATACATCTGCTGATCAACAGTCTTCTCAGTCTGCTTCTCTACCTTAGTTTCTGTAGTCTTGTTTGAAAATTTCAAAATATGTTTCTCCTGCTTGATTAAGCATAAAATATATATTCTTCTTTTTATGTTTTCCAGTAAGTCTATGCTCTAGTGAAATATCAACTATAGGATTGATACTGCTGGAATAAATGAAAGGTTCTCCGTCCAAACATTGCTACGTGTACACCAGCAAACAGCAATTTTGGATATTTGATTGATGCTGAATCATACTTCATTATTACAGCACTATCAGTATTCTTTATACATGTACACGCTTTCTTGTTCAGATTGACATAAGTATTTCCGAACAGTGAAGTCTGAAACGCTAAACACAAAACTTCTCCTTGTTCATATACTTGTTAAGTTTTACAATAAATTTATGCTTCCAACTGTTTAGCACAGCAATGTCACTTTCTGTAAAGTTCTTTGATTCCGGATATGCAACTTTCATATATTCAATATAGTTTTTGTCAACATCTTCTAGCACTTTACAAATGACGTACTTGCTGAAATCTAGCGGTGAAACTTCTCTATTTTGAACATTCAACTTCATACTTTGCTATAAGATTTGAAAATTCTTCAATAAGTTCTTTATTGTCTTTGTAGTCTTTCGGTAGAATACTAATACATTTTACTTGCCAGTCAAGTAAGTCTTTTGCTTCGACGTGTTCAGTCTGTTTCTTGAGACGTTCTGTAGATTCTAAAAAAGCTTGAATCTTGTCTAGTCCGTCTTTTTGTTTTAGAAGACTAATTAAATCTCTTTCTTTTCTGAAGAGGGGCTGTGTCTTGAACTTTGTGTGTTTCTTTGTCATGCGTTACCATATAAAAATAACTTGCTATATTAATATAGTCAATATAGCAAGCTCGTGTAATTGTTATGACAAACTACTGTTTTACTTGTGCAGTTTTCTCTGATTTTTCTTCTTTTTCAAGCTTGTCTATAATTTCAGAAGCTACTTCATTCGCCTGGTCAATTCTATCATCTTCAAGAATGTCCCATTTAGATGAATCCAGATCATCTACTATCAACTTTGCGTTCAAGAACTGCGGATTTCCATATGTAGCACAAGTAGCAATCAGTGTAAAAGCTGAACGAACACATTCATTAGACTCAGACTCAATCACCTTAAACATGTCTGAAGTAATCTTGTTATTATGCAAGTTTGGATTAAATGGCTTTCCTGAGAATTGAACGCGATGTTCAATTGACCAAGTAGACTGATCTTTAACCTGATATTCGATATAGTCTTTCAGATACCATACAGCCTTCTTTAGATCTTCCAACGGCTTACCTTTATATCTAAAACGCATAAGATATTTCCATGCATTGCCGAGATCAAAAGGAAGTTCACGCGTAATCTCTATTGTCTCAACTCCAGACGGATGAGTAGTATAATGATAAGGATGATTGACTGAATCTATTCCAAGGTTCTCTATTGATTTTTCATTCATATCGATTTACTTCCTCGTATTTCTTTGCTATCGCAAGCTTTATCTTCTCTTCTTGCATTTGCTTAGCTAGCTTTGCTTCTTGTTCAATTGCTTGCTGTCTTTCTTGTTTTAGTTTTTTGTTTCGTTCAATAGCCGAATTGATTCTAAACGGCAATATTATTGCTAGAACTGCTCCGCCCAAAATTGCACCATACTTTAGAATAAACAATGATACTGTCTGTAACCCGACAGCAACAGTATCACCGTACATTCCGAACACGCCAAGCATCCATGCATAGAATACTATGCATGCTGCTGAAATCAGTCTTATACTAGATTGTTTCATCGTCTTCAAGCGGTCCAATGCATTCGCTAGCAGGAACAATACTCCACTTCACTTTCTTACCAGCTTTAGTAATCGGAAGTTTTGCGATGACACCCTGATTGATGAGAACTCGATCACCAACAGCGATTCCATGCGGAACTACTTTGTCAGCATATGGATTGTAACGCCCAGGTCCAACACCAAGTACTTTACATTCCATGTAACCCATGTTGCCGATGCCCGGAATCACAATTCCACCAACAGTCTTTTCAGTGACAGGTTCAACAAGAATCTTGTCTTCATTTAGTTTCATTTCACGTACCTCTAATAAGATATGATTATAATATAGTTTTTACAAATACTAATTGTAAATGTTGAACATACGGCGTCTCCAAGACTTATCGTTAGCATATGCAAATGCGTATGCACGCTGAAATAGTCTCATGTTCATCGGCATGTTGTATTTTTGCATATGCGCCTGATATTCTGGAGATGTCAAAAAGTCGTATACTTCTTGCTTTAGTTCAAGATTAGTACCGATATTGATTTCTTCGCCAGTAACTCTATTTCTACCCATGATTTTAATGTTAGGCAGCTGTTTCTGAATGAGCTTAGCCATATCAACATTTCTAAGCGTAACATCAATTGTGTCGCAACGCGTAAGGACAGCGCTATCGATCTTTTTTACTGGCAAGTTAGTAATGAATATGATAGAACCTTCGAATGTAAACTGAGAAGGCAATCTATGCTTAGCATCATTGTTTACGAGTCCTTTCACTACTGACATCGGAAGATTAGGCGGAATGCTAATTACATCAGCTTTGTTCCAGCCAAGTACTCTCTTTCCATTAGTTTCAAGCGCAGCTTTGAAAATGTTAGCAGAAGTCCTGTTAAGCAACGCATCATCACAGTCATCAAATACAATAATCTTGTCGTAGTTCTGCAACAACGCTAGATAGATTTGCGCAGGTGTCATGTGCGTCTTATATTTTACCCAGTCTACACCAGGCTTCATACCAGATTCATCTAATGCTTTTTCTACATGGTAAGACTTACCAGTGCCACCAGGTCCAGCAATCACAACTCCATAGAATCCTGATCCGTTGCAAAGCATCTTGATAGAATCTTCTACATCTTCAAACACGTAATCTGGATCAGCATAATGAATTTCTTCTTCAGCTTTTTTAGGCTTAGCTGCTCTACTAGAAGTAATTGTAGGCTTGTCAGCCTTTTGTCTACTTTTAGTAAGCAGCGCATCAAGTTCGCTTTCAAGATCATCATAGTCAGAAGATTCAGTAAGTCGTCTTCCGTCAAAAATTTCAACATGCTCCATCAAATGCTTTTCTTCTATGCAAGAAGTAAGTCTGTCGAATACAGCAGACACTAGTGACTTCAATGCTTGCGTATCAGCGACAGATTCTTTAAGAAATACTTCTTTGGTCGGCTGCATTGGAGAACCAGCATAGTCATTCCAGTATGAAATTGACTCAAACTGATCTTGTTCATCCCAATTTATGCTTATTGCTTTCTCCGACAGCATGTCTCTGAACAATGACATACTGTACTTGCCAGCTTCATCTAGCATGTCAAAATTGCTTACAAACTTGAAAGCAGAACCAAACTTATCATCTGCAATTCTAGTTACAATGTCTACTACTTCTTGTGACTTGTTATTCTTCTTGACAGACAAAATTTCTCTTAATGACTTCATGATAGCATTCCTTACAGTGTTATTTATTAAAAACACTACTTGTAAGTATTGTAGTGATTTCGCCATTTGTCACATAGCACTTTCAAGTCTGCTATAGAAAGAATGTCAGCATACCTTTGTGCATCTCTAAATCCAACGTTAAACTCATGCTGCACTGCATACAATGTCAAATCGTCAATCGACTTGTCTTTTTGCTTGTATGCTTTGTAGTTAAAGTAATGCAACTGTCTGTCTAACAGAGAACATAATACATTGTAATGCTGTTCATCGGAAAGTTTCATAGTAGAAAGTTTAGCTATCAGGGGAAGATATTGCTTCTTGCTACTAATGAATCTATTGAACATGAATTGACTGTATACTTTCTTGAAGTCATCTGTCAATTCATTCCATGGTTTCTTGTCAAGTTCTATGCTATTCAGTGCTTCAAACAATGTCATATCAATAATATAGTAAAGTATATCAATTATGTTAAGCTATTCAAAATTAGTGCCCATTCAGAGCCAGTCTCAGCTTTTGTGTTAGAAATATAACCAGTAATACCAAAATATTCACATAAATCTGCGTCAGTCCAGTGTCTATTAAAGTCTAATGCAGTAACAAACTGCCAAGGCGCTCTTTGATTTGTTCTACTTAACTTAGCGTATCCTCGCATGACTTTACTGTCAAGATAGTCAAAACAGTTTTTTACTTGTTCAGCATTGTCAAAGAAAATCACTTTGTTAGTGTTAGTTTCTCTGCGTTTGACAAACAATTCAAACTTGTCACTTATCCATCGTGAAAAGTCACCATAATGAGAATTGACTATACCGAAGTATTTACTTTTATATGTTCCTCTATAGCCTTCTTCTGTAGAAATATCAGCGATTGATGTTTTGCATTTACTTATGAACTTTTCTATCAAGTCATTCTTATTGAAACTTTCGTAGTCAAAACCACCACACTCGTTAAACACGTAAATTGCTAAGTTGCAAGCAAAATCAATGTCGAACAATTCGTTCGAGTTGTCAACTAATTCTAAACTAGATATGCGTTTGCTTACTGTACTTTCAAACTTATGATAATTACTGTTCTTCTTGTGTCTAGCAAATGGATCTTGCAACCATCTAACTGGATTTACACTTACGCAATAGTTAATGTATTGCAATATGTTCGACAGTACTTGCAAATGTAAATCATAATCATATGGCGGATTCATAATGCAGACATCGAACTTCATATTGTTCTCTTTGAGTAGTTTATCTATATTCTTCCAGTCATTGAACAAGATTGCAGAATCGTCAGACCCAAACTTTTCATGATTTACTGTATTGAGAAACTTGTCATATTTCTCTTTATTGTCAGTCAAGTAAGTTACTGAATTGTTCAGTGCATACAATTCTGCAAGTCCTTCGAGTCGAATCACTAAGATTTTCTTGTCTTTAACGGGAGCTACTTTCCGATCAGTACCGATAATAAGAAAGTCACAGTCAAATGGGCTTCCTACTTTCTCAATAAACTTCAAATCGAGTGTTAAATCATAATTCTTTTCAATATTCTCTTTCTTCATCTTAACTTTCTTTTGTTTCTGATTTATAATATCAATATAATAAAAATCCTGTACTATATGTACAGGATTTTGCACAAAAATATGTAAATTTCTTTTTTACTTAAACTTAGTGTATCTGCTTATAGGCCAGTTGTCAATCTTCTTTGTCCATTTGTCAAAGAACACTTTTCTATATTGTTCTATTTCATTGACAGCTTTACCAACAGATTTGTGTATAGCTTCAATGTCAACTGTAGCTACTTCATATCTGTTTGACAAAGCCTGACAACAAATGTCAGCGTCATAAAAATGATAGTCTGATAGACTTTCATCAAATCTGACACCAGATTCTAGTAACTTTCTACTTATGAATAGACAACAACCGTCTACTGATGCAAGTCCGACATGTGTACCTGGCCAGTCTGCCATCACTGTACTCTTGCCATCTGGAAAGCATTGCGTAATCTTGCCAGCAGTATTCAATGGTCTGTTAGGAATCCACCATACGCACGACTGTTCTAGAATGTATGTTCCTATCAATCCAGCTACACCAACTTTACCATCTTCAAACAGTTTGTCAAGTTTGTATATGATTACATCTTTTGGCGTATTGAATGTTAAGTCATCATGTCTAAAACAGAAATACTGTTCACTTGATGGAAGACAATACTTTTCAATAGCATAATTGTATTTCTTAGCTATACTGTTCAGTTTTGCTGTATTGTGAATCAGGTGAACATTGCCAAGTATAGAATCTCGTTTGTCTTTTACTGCTACAATCTCTATCATAAGTCTCTCATTTCAAACTTGCCAGTAAGCATATTGCCATTCATGTAGTCAGCCAGCAGTCTGTTTGCTAAGTCAGAATATACAGAAGTCTTCGTAACATCGAACACTACCAACTTGAATGTTGCAATGTTAGATTTCAGCATAATGTATCTGTCTTTGTCAGAAAGCTTTTCTATGCTTGACACATTATCTACGTCTACGGGCAATTCGTTGTGTTCAAATGCTTTCTCAAATGCTTGTCTCTTTGCTGCTACAGAAGTATTTGGTGGAAATACGTAGTACGTAGGTACACAATGCTTGCTGCAAGCTTCTGTCTTTTCTGCTATCTCTTCTTTAGTCAATGGCTTGTCACCGAATGTGTCTTGAAGATACTTGACTACTTTATTGATAGACCATTCACCTTCTTGTAAAGGATCTGCTCCCTCTTCTTCTGAATAAAGCTGACCTAAGGCCACCCATTGAAGTTCATTGTCATACCAAGCCGCAGTTATCGGCAATACGCTTCTACCAGTAATTTGATAGATTGTCGACTTGTCAGCGTCGGTAGCACACTCTACTATATGAAGATTGCAGTTTTCGATGTACTTCAGTGATTCAGCATAGTCTTTACAGAATTCACATGAATCTGAAACAAAGACATATACTCCATGTTTCAATCCCAATACGAACTGCTTAGCTGACATCTTCATATGATCAAACATTTATACCTCAAGATTCATGATTTCCAGCATTGCACATGCGACCATCAAGTCGGGCATAGAAGAAACTGCACATTGTGGCTCCCAATTGCCGAGAATCAATATTGCTTGTGCTTTGTGTTTAGGATTCATGTTCGGCACATACTCGTCAAACATGTGTCTAAAGAAGTCTGTCGGTGAAAAACCGTTAGAATTAAGATAGTTTCTCGCTTCAGTAAGTTTCTTTGACTTGACAAGTTCATCAAAGTCTGAATTCATTGACTTGAATTCAAGAATGCCTTTGTCAATCTTGCCATACATTAACGCATACTTTTGCAACAATGTAATCATCTTGCGCATCGACGGATAACACGAAATTACGATATCTTTCAAGACTTCTTCATCAAACTCAACTTTTTCATGTACAAGAATACCTTTAAGTCTTGCAATCATCTTGTTCTGCAAGTCTTCTCTATATTCTTGTCTTGACATATTGAAGTCAAATACTTGTGTTCTACCTTCTCTAAGCGGTTCAATTATCTTAGAAATGTAATTGCAAGTAAGAATGAACCTACACGACTTTGCAAATTCTTCAATGTAGCCACGAAGTGCTGCTTGCATCTGCGGCGTAAGTCCATCGGCTTCGTCAAGAACAACTACTTTAGGCTTGTTATGAAGAGAACGAGTTGCGGCAAATGTAGCAATCTGTTCTCTAGCTACGTCAATGCCATTGTCGGTAGACGCATTCAAATAAAGACTGTCAGCATCCAAGTCATTGACGATAGCTTTAGCGATACTCGTCTTTCCAGTCCCCGGAACCGGTGAGGACAAAAGCAAATTGTTCGCAGATCCAGACGCTATCATGTCAGTAAAGTACTTCTTGAATGCATCAGGCATCACTAGATCTTTTACATGTTGCGGACGATACTTTTCAACCCAAATCTGATTTGCAAAGCTAGACGCCATGTCTACGTTCCTTTCTATTCATAGGCTTATTTATTGTTCTGACATTGCCAATTTCTCTGTCTGCTTTAGGAAAGATACATGTACATGGAATAGGTTCTCCTGTGTCAGCTTTACGTCCAAGATAGCCTCTGCCATAACATTTCTTGCAACAAGGATTAGGGTCTTGCAAAGCAAAACCCATTCCTTCAGCAGCAGCTTTCATGATTATCATTGGATCAGAATGTCGAAGATCGATATTGTCTTCTTCATTCAATTCCGATGTATTCTTGTTCACTAGTTCTACTTCTGACATGTTTCTCCATTAAGCATCAGCAAGAATATAGAGATTTACATCAATTCCGTCAGTACGATTTTCTGCAAAATGAATCATGCCTTCTTTGTCTATAATCACATTGTATTCGCTAGACGGAAGAAGTGCAAGCTTAATAGAAGAAATGTTGACAGTAAATGATGGTGCATTCGGATCGCTTGTCACAGAATAAGTCTGAGAAAATATGTCTGCAGTCTTAGAATTGTAAGCAGTGATAGTGCAAAGTCCAGCATTCACTGTAAACTTGATGTTTGTCGCTCCAACTGTAGCTGCCATCTTTTGAATATAGTGAAGCTGTTCATTAGTCAGCGCAAACTTAGCAGATTCTTCAGTGACACCGATGTCATAGAAAGCGTCTTCTTCTGCATTGTAAAGCCCCGGCTTGAGAATGCAATCGACTGATGCAAGCGTGTGTTCTACAACTACATTGATCGCAGGCTGCTTGATTACGACAGAAACAGGTTCTCCGTCTTCTTCAGAGTTCTTGGTTTCAAGAACAGGATTTCCAGTACCATCCTTAGACGCAAGCTGACAGGATGAAAAGCATTTCTTAAACTGTGCATAAGAAAGAATTGCAAACTTAGAACCTTCAAAGTTAAAAGCATTTGCATCAGTTTTTACTGTGTAATAAACACCTTTGTCAGATGTGTTTGATGTGACAAACAGCTTTTCGTCACCAGACTTGTCTTTACGCTTAGTAATCAGAACTTGCTGATTCGACATCGGGCTGATGTGCGCAAGTGTAGAAAGCGTGTCAATAAAGTCAAGATTGTAAGTAAGATTATGGTTCATTTTATCTCCAATAAATTAGATTCATTTTATAGTATAATTCTTTTACACAGTTTCGTATTTTCCACCAGCTTCTTGTCGTTTGACATTTATTTCATGTTTCTGATAGAAATACTTACAGATTTCTTCACAGTCGGCATTAAGTTTGACATATAGCTGCAAGAAACTTGTCAAAACGTTGTCTACAAGAGGAATCAGCGAATAGATATCATCGTCTAGTTCAGTATATGTCTTCCAAGACTTATAGCGCGTCTTATGATACAACATACCGATAGCAATGTTAAACTGTCCAATTATCATATAATATGAAATTTCTTGTCCTTGTTTTTCATATTGTGAAATTGCATACTTTGCTTCTGTATAATAATGTTCTAGCGACTTTGTCGGAATTATATTGATGTATAGAAACTGATTGAGCAAGAAAGTAAATGCGTCAGTAAGTTCAAGCATCACTTCTTCGGTCTTTGTCTGTGCATCTTTGAGATATTGTTTTACGAACTCAGCAAGTTCCACGTTTGTACAAGTAGCATGATAACAAGCTGCATTAAGCTTAGTATAGATGTCAGTGTTTACATCATCTGGTGAAACAATGTGTCGTTTGTTAAGCAATTGTTTCTGAAATTCAAGCTGAGTAAGCAGCATGTCCAGAAGACAAGTTTCTTTATTGTAATTCATGTGACCTTCCTATTTCAATATCTTGTTTAGACATGAACGCATGTCATTGCAATGTGCTATTACTGGTGCAGTAGAAGAGTTCGGTATTTGAAACAATATCATTTCACCAATCTTGATAGATGGACAGTGCTTTTCAAGAATCCATGCATAAGTAGACAATTGAATAGAATACTCGTTGACATTGCAAGCATCATATTCTTGCATAGGATATAGCAACTTTTCATGAGAATAGCCAATTGTGTCAAATGACTTAGAAGTCTTCCAGTCAATTATTGAATAGCATTTCTTTATAGTATTGTAAGCTAGAAAGTCAATAGTACCACATAAAGCATTGTCTACATCATACACAATGAATTCATTCTTGACAGGAATATAGAACTTCTTCATCTTGTCAAACAATGTTCTACAATAGTTCTTTCTAGAATTGAAGTCTTCTATCATGCCTTCATAATTTTTCATCAATTCTGTATTGCCAACATAGTCTTTGTTCTGCCAAAGATGTTCCATTACCGAATGAATTTCTGTACCTAAAATTCTAGCATATTCACCAGACTGACTCCACATCTTTCGAACTTCTTCTACAGTCTTTCCATTGTATTTTGCATTCTTTTCAGACTTAGAATTTATACATCTTTGTGCAATAATTGCCCATTCTTCATCTGTCAACTTTTTGACAAACTTTGAAACAAATGCAGTGACAGACATAAACTTAGTATTTAGTGAATCTGTATACGAATGTGTAGAATCTACAAAATAAATGTCATTGAAAGCTGTCCAAAGTTCTTGATAAATGTCATTCATAATTACAATATAGTTCTATACTTTAGAGAATGTATTTACATAGTCTGCTATGTAGTCTATTTGACTAGCCAACTTATGTTCTAGCATGAAACTGTAGAATGCTCTAGCGTCAAATTCACCTTTTTGCCAAGAAGAAACTTGACTAGCTATTTCTGCTGTAAGTTCTTCAGGAATCGCATCAAATGAAATAAGCTTATAGTTACGTTCCCAATCAGCTTTACTGTTGGTCTGCTTTAGCCATTCATCAAGATTTGGCAGAACCATATGCTCAACATACTTTGGACCTTGTCCTCGCTTCAAGCCAGAAATCCTAGGTACATTATCACCAGCATCACCAAGAATGATCTTTTCAGTCAAGTATGATTCAGGATTTACAACTTGAATAAATTCATTCTTATGCGCATTCCACTGTTTATAGTTCTTATACTTGAACAATTGATAGAAATCTCTGTCATTCGACTGTACAATGACGCTAGCTTGTTGTTGTGTCTTAACGATGGTAGCAACTAAATCGTCAGCTTCACACTTAGCTACTCTAAGAAACTCAATATTTTTAGCAATATTCTTAAAATCTTCAACAAACTTGTCATTTACTGCAAAGAACTTATCAAAGTCTATAGCTGACTGTCGTCTACCAGTGATTCTGTTAGCTTTATATGATGGATATAGTTCTTTGCGCCAATTATGAAATCCTTCTTGACACACTATCACTCTGTCTGGATTGAATTGAAGTAGTGTTCTTTGCAACGAACGAAGCAATTGAAGCTTGTACATTGTAAAGTTGTCGTCAGTTGGATCATATCCTGTTCCATATAGACATCGCATATAGAGATTTGCTGCATCTAGAACAAGAAATGTTTCTTTCATTCCGGTAATGAATTTGTTATTCATGATAACAATATAGTCAAATTCGTCAATCTCTGTATTCTACTAGTCTAGAAATAGTAGTTGGCGAAAGCAAGTTTCTGCTCGCACTATTTACTATATAAGATACACATCCGTCAAGAATGTACATTGCTCCGTAGTCACCATTGTATCTAACTAATCTACCAATACCTTGCTCAAGTTTAGCTATTACGTCAGAAACATACCAGTCTTTGTAGACCGCTTTCTTAGCTTTGACAAAATTGTCTGCTAGTGAAGCATATGGAAGCTTCATACAAATAGCAAATCTGCATTTATCACCATCAAAGTTCAACCCTTCTAGCAAAGTAGGACCACAAAGAATCTTATTGTCGTTTTTAAGATATTCTATTATTGCTTTGTCTTTTTCTTGACTTGTAAAGTAGAAAATGATTCTATTTCGCAAGTTACGAGGAAGCTTTTCTTTAAGTTTCTTCACATTTTCGTAATTGCCAGTCTGAATTATGCCACGTTCATCTTTGTGCTTTTCACAGATGTGAATTATTTGTTTAATTATTTCTGGCAAAGCTTTTGCTTTGTTAGCATAACTCATATGATTCTTAGTAGAATAGTAGATCGGTGACTTAGAAAAGTCAAAAGTAGATGGGATGACGATCTTCTTATAGTCTCTTGAAGAGGAACTTAACAAGCCTACCATATTCTTGTATACATCTAGATTTCCCATAGTAGCAGACATCATGAGTTCACAACCACTTTTTTCATGAAAGTAGTGCTTTATCATTTCACCTTCATACACGCATTTGATAGTCGTATCTTTTTCATTGTCTGTCTTGACAATTATTCTATTTCCAAGTACCTTTATCAAAGAAAACATGTCGTCAAACTTACAATGTGCATCTCTCGCAGTATTGCCAGCGCTAAGATACTTTTTGTATTCTTTATATTTCTTGTTAGCTATGACTTCTTTTCTCAATATGTCATTTATCTTGGTATATTCACCAAGAATCTGCTCATATCTAAACATCTGCTTGACAGTTTCATATTGATTGTCAGATGCAACAAGCTTAGTTGCGATGTCACTTAGACTAGAAGTGTCTACGTGCATACCCTTAGTCTTAGCATACTCATCAAGTGTCTGCATAAATTTTGGTAGTGTGTGCGGAATAGTAGGCGCGAAATGCTGCTGAATTATGTCATTGATTTTGTGAGCTTCATCGCATATTACAAAGTCTCGCTGTTCAAATATATGACTTTTTAACTTGTCAGCTACGTAATTTCGTTGAATTAGATACAGTTTGTATGTCATCAAAGTGACAGGCGCTTCTATAGCATTCTTTCTGTCCTGAATATATTTGCACTTGATCGCGCACGGATAACCTAAGCTTCTTGCTGCTTGCTCATCACACTTTCCTAATGTATTTGCATTAACTTGATTGAGTTGACACATGCCACAAGAAATGCAAGTGTTTGACAAATCACAAGTGTAAGTGTCTTTTCCTTTCAGATAACCCCATTCTTTATCCAAACCATATTGTTGAAAGTCAGCAACGTACTGATCAAACAGAGAAAGATCGCTGACAAGAATGTAACTGGTCTTGTCGAAATACTTGTGCAATACTCCAGCACATATCATGGCAGTGATAGACTTACCGCTGCCAGTTGGTGCATTCATGACTTGTGTCTTGCATCCAGACAGCACATTCTGAATAATGTATGTACAAGATTCAAGTTGGTTAGGCCTGAACTTAAAGTTTTCACCTAGGTAAGAAGCTGCCCATTCTTCGCATAAAGAAACTATATCTGTACTGTTTTGCATAAATACAGTATAGTCAGAATAGTGTATCAATGTACACAATCTTGCATTAAAATAGAAAAGTGTGTTTTAGTCTTTCTTCAAACTGTTTCTGAAAATTATTATCGCAGCACACAAGTCTACAGCTGATCTGTCACGAGAATCGTAGTTGACAATCGTCTTATAAGCTTTTGGTGAGCAGTTGGCCGTGTTAGTAGTGTCAAAATTGCTAGATTCTACAATTGACATTACTTGTTGACAAGCGCCTCTAGCCTGTTTCTCCCAGCTTTTAACTTGATCAAAGTAGTCATTTATCTTCTTCTTGTTGTCACAATTATTGATAAACGAATTGTATATCGCTACTATGATTGAGTTAGCAATCATTACTTGCGGAGAAATGTCATTATACAGTTTAGAACTGTTCGTACTAGCAGTAGTATTACCATCATCAGTAGAAATCAAACTACTGTCTTCAATTGGTTCTAGTTTGTCAAAATTTCCATCCATTGTGTCGGGCGCTGTCTTAGTTACAGCTGGTGCTAAATGAGACTTCGGCTGTTCTGCAGCAATCTGTCTCTTTACTTCAGTGTCTTTCTTCTTTTTGTCTTCAGATGCGGCTCTAAGCAATGAAAGCATATCTTCGCGAAGCAGCAAGTTGTCAGACAAAATCGAATCGAATAATGTATTATCCATTGAAAACTTCCTTCCAGTCAATAGTATTGACTTGTTCAAACAGTCTAGACAAATCAGAAGCATTCTTCACAATAAGCGATTCTCCAATCTCTTCTTCTGAATATGGCTTATTGTTTTCATCGTATGGTACAGATCTGTAACTGTTAGCTGCTGCATTATTGAAAGCTGCCCTGCGTTCATCAGTGCTCATGCCATTCCATTTGACTCTTGGAATGACAACAGTATGCAGGGCGTCTTTCATACCGCGTTTGACTAATTCTCTATTTTCTTTATGCGTAAAGTCACTTGCATATTCTTTGGCAGAATCAAAATTCTTTATCATGATTCCTTTTATCATGCAGCTTTTACCGTCAATTATGTCATTGATACCACCTTTATTGATAGTATCAGCAAAATGCCAGTCGATCACGGTCTTACAAGGTGCAAACTTAACAGACTTCATCTGTTCTGAAAACTTTTGCAAAGAGTTTGACACTGCTCGTATAGAACGTGCATTGGCGATGTTCGATTCTATCAGTGCTGTAGCTAATGTAGCAATGTCGTCAAAACTTTGTTTCGCTATACTAGTAAGACAGTGTTTAGACAAAATCTTAGCACCATCTCTGACATAACTCAACTTCAATGACTGATTGTACGAATATACTAATCCAGTCTCGTCCTCAATTGTCTTAGCCAGGTTTGCGTCTTTGACCGCGGTAGAAGTGCGTGTTATGCCATGAAAAAGTGAACCTATAGCTTTTCCCGCACCAGTACCAACTGATTTTACACCAGACTTAGCTTTGTTTGCTGCTGCGTTTTTCGCATAGTCAACTTTCGCAAGAGTCCAGTTGCCAATATCTTCATTTAACACAAAATTTGCGTCAGCTAATTCAACAGATTCATCTCGCTTCTCATCGTTATTGAACGTCTTCTTGACTGTCTCGTTTCCAACAAATTCGACTGTCTTGCAGAAGTCATTTACCGGTTCAACTATCTTCAACAGTCTATCTGTAAATACACCAAATCCGTTCTTTGACTTGTCGATTGAAGAAGCAACTAGCATCAATCCATGATAACGATATTTGTCATTGTACTTCTTGGGATAGTCTGCAGTGTTGTCACCATTGTTACCCTGCAATTGTGATCTTCTGTCGCGTCTGTCTCTATCAAGTCTTATACTATCATGGCCTTTCTGAACACTATCACGTCTAGCTATAAAGTCTTGACGTTCTGGACTATTATGACGTTTGCGTGCAAGATCTTTAATTCGACGCTTACGCTCTCTATCAGTCTCTTCTTTTGGTTCAGAAGATTCAGTATTGTCAGAATCATTTGATTCAGTGTCTGCTTCGATCAATAGTCTATCAGTCAGCCAGTCAGACAAAGTCATTTCTGATGTCTGCTTAGGTTTAGCTGCGCCTTTTACTTCATCTGGTGTGTCAATCCATGTGTATTCTGCGCACAGCGGCATATCAGAATGATCAGAATGCGCAGCAAGCAAATTCCACTGTCTCGCAATGTACTTGTTAAGCGTAGCGAAAACATCTTCACAAATCTGTACAGCTTGTTCACCAACTTGAATAGTATTGCCCGGAGACTTATAATCCTGAGCATTGCCGGCGAAGTCTTCTTTATTCTTCTGCAGATATTCATTGTGATCTGTAGTAAATTCAGTATAAGCAGTCTTAACTTCTTTTGCAAGATTGACTACTTCTTCAGAAGCATCAGTATCATCAGAAGTCAATTTATCTAGTTTGTCTGGCAGCTTTGCTTCTTGCGCTTGCCCATCTACTTTTCTCCAGTATTGAACATATTCTGTCTTGTCTTTGTTGATAGCTTCATCAGAAACGGCTTTGTCAAACAGCTCTTTGCACGCAGAAAAGACTTCTAGATACTTTTTCAGTCTGTCGATGAGTTCTTGATCATCTGTCGATTCAGTTTCTGCAGTTGAATTAGAAGCACCATTATCAGTAAATATAGCAGATCTTTCGGTAAGGCTAGCACTTTCATTTGTAATTTCTACTTTGTCATCTTTCAAATTGTTAATTTTGTCAGTAGCCTCTTTAAGTTTCTTGATTACATCCTCATATGTAATTTCAGTAGACTGTCCAGTCTTAGTAAAGCCTTCATGAACACCTTGCGCAAAGCTCCTCAATCCAGCAAACAAAGCACCAGTAAGTTTCTTACGTGCTTTATGCAACGTTGGATTAGTCATGATCTTCAGTGTCTTGAACGCGAGCTTCGGAAAAATCCACAGAGAACCCCATTTCTTTTCTGTAAGCTTCTTGTCAAGCCATTCCATTGGACCAGTGTGCATAAACTTTGCCCCATGTCCCGCAAGTCTGCCTCTTCTAAATTCTCTTTCACCTGTAATCTTGTTCTCAAACCAGTCTTTCTTGACAGTTTCTTGCTCTTTCTTCAGTGCGGTTATCATACCATCGACTAACAAATTAGAATATCTGACATAATGACGTTCATACAGGTTTCTATACTTTCTAACAAAAGCTCTAACATAAGTCATATTAGTAAGATTCTTGTCATTGAATCCAGATGACTTCTTCTCTTGTTCATTCATGTCAGAATACCATGCGGCATATGCCGAGTCCATCATGATCTTGTCATTGATAGAACTAAATGTATTCGCGTTAGCAGTAAGGTTCGTATACTGTCTAAATGCTGACCTAATCAAAAGTAGCATCTTGTCTTGCTTCTCTGCAGAAAGCTTACTGAAGTCAAGATTCTTCATTCTGTCAGCAGCAATGCGCTTTCCGGTCTCAGTAAATGCTCGATTTGCTTCAGCATAGAAAGCTGTACTTACGAAAATTAAAGCTTCACCGAGATCTTTGTACATAGAGTCCATGGTCGGCTGATTGTGATGTTCACTTCCGGTTACAGCAGCGCGGGTGGAAGCAGCTCTTACAAGATTACGGTGTTTAGCCACAGCAGCAAACGTCTTAGGCAACACATTGTTCAAAAACTCAGAAACAGACTTCATCTGTCGCGAATTTCGAACATTCGGAATCATCACTTGTTCAATGTTCTGAGAAGAAACATTCAAATTCTGCAATGGACCATATTGCAATGGCTTTCCTGTTTCAGCGAGTTCACCAGATAAGACACTGACTGTAGTTACACTGTTGACAAGCCACAACAACTTTGACACATGATCTTCTTTCGGCCTATCATTCAAGATAGCAGTAGCAGCATTAGCATCACCACCGATAAAATCTGCCAACTTGTCTCTAAGCTCTGAAGCTTCTTTTGCTTTAGAAGAAGCGAGTTCATTCTGTAATCTTTTGACCAGTTTTGTAAGAGACCTGAGTGTATCTGTAGTGTCAATGTTCTCTTCTTCATTCTTGCGCAAATCGTATGTTTTGTCGTCGAACCACTGAAAGAACAACTTATCAATACTAGCCGCAAAATCACCATCTTTGTTGATAACATATAGCTTAGGCTTATTGTTAACATGTTGTGAATTTTGTTGTTCTTGTTCTGCCATCTTATACCTATCTACTCGTTGTTTTTGTTATTTATCGTGTCATTTGATACTTAACTGTTCCACAGTCATATATTCGAAAATATCCACGTTCTTTCATAATTTCATGTTCTGTCTTATCAACGTCAAATCCATTAGCTACTAGCTTATGTTTTTGATACTTGACACGATTCTCTCTAATTCTGTCTACAATATAGAAGTATGCGGGATCTGTCACATGAACTTTCTTAAATCCGATAGATTCATACAGATTGCCTTTGCTCCATCTTCTGTCAGCATAGCTTGTCAATGACTTGATTTCTGGATGTTCTTTCAAGAAATGTTTAAGCAGTCTAGATGCACCACCTACTACATTTGTGTAAAGTCTATTGCAAAACCTAAGTAGCTCGAACTCGTCTTTTGCGAATCTAGACTTGCCAAATGTCATCAAGCTCACGAGTTCATTTTCATAATATAGGCCATAATGATACTTACCAGAACACGCTCCCTGAATATGACAGTCATTTAAGAATTCTGTAGTAGTCTTACTGTCTACTTGTCTTACTTCACACTTTCTTGCAAAGATTCTGTCATTCTTTCCGAGCAATCCACTAATTCTAGACTTGACAATCTCTTTCTTATGTTGCCATTCATCTTCGAATATGTGAATAAGTTGATAGCTATGTTCTTCGCACTGATTTGTCTTCTTGACATGATAGTCCCAAGGCACTACATTCTCGTTATGCCAGTATAGTCCATCATATTCTATAGCAAGCTTCTTGTCAGGAATGACTATGTCTAGTTCTACACCAGCTAGCAACTGTCTGTCTCTTGACAAAATTGATCCACTATAGATTGTCTTTATGTAGTCAAGTATGTCTTGTTCGGGTTTGCTAGAATATTTTGAATTGCACGTATGACAAATCTTATAGTCATTTGTTCTATCATATCTGTCTAATAGTGAGCGTACAAAAGTATTAGTGGTATGACATTTGTTGCATGTAAATGTCACTCGCTTAGTTTCAGGATCATATCGTTCTAGAACACAGTCACACTTCTTCAAATAGTCTTTAAAGTGTTGAACGCTTTTTGCTATTCTTGATGCTAGTGCTACAGCAGAAATACCTTTGCCGGTCTCAGCTTTCAATGTTTCTACACGCTTAGTTCTCCAAGCTTGTAACTGTTCAATTGACAACTTGCTCACTGTTTCTGCTCTTTTGTCCTTAAGTTCTCGATCTTGCCAAGCACATTTTCTACTACAGTACTTCTTGTAACCGCTGTTTCAATCCATTAAACCATGTCAGTTCACCACATGTTTTACATAATCCTTCTCGATCTTTCTTGAAAAACTTGTCATAATATGATTTAGAATTATATTCTTTATGGTGAAACTGAATGTGAGTAGTAAGTTGCAACAACTTATTGAACAACTGCCCACATAATTTACATTCTATCATATAGTAATTCTAGAACAAGAAAGACATCTTGTCATACGCTTCTTTAATAGGTAGAACTTCAATCACTCCATCCGGATGTTGAACTTCTATCAACGTATCACCAGCAAGACATGCGTATTCCTGATTGAAGAAGACGGGCCCATTGTCACGAATCATTCGTTCTTTCCAGTCTTCGTCTCTTCCTTCAATTTCATTCCATTGCACTTTACATGGAATGAACGAATTTTGTCCATGAACTGCTTTAATCCAAATGTCATAGAAGTGATTCATTCCCTTAGGCGTACTAATAAGAATTAGTTTTGAATCTGTACGAGAAGCTTGTGTCGGAAAGACAGACATCATAAAGTCTTCTGCTATGTTCGTATCAAGGTGAGCAAATTCGTCAACTAACATGTAGTCGACCGTCTTACCACGAATAGATGACGATGACGATGAAGCTGCAAAGATCTTGGTACCATTGTCAAACCCAATACAGCCTTTAGTCCATCCGTCCAACATCTTTGTTGATGCCCTGCTGAAGCCACAAAGGAAGCTTCAGATATGCATCCTTAATACGGCCCATGATTTCAAGAGCTTGTTGTTCCTTGTTTGCTAAGACCGCAATAGTCTTGTCCTGCTTGAACAACGCGAGCCATGTAAGATACAACGTAGCGATAGTAGTCTTACCAGTCTGGCGACCTTGCATAATGATTCTGTTGTTCTTACCGAGGAACATTAGCCACAAGTGTCTCTACAATCTTTCTTTGATATGGACGAAGAACAATCGGTGCAGATCCTCCATCTGCATTGATATAAAAATATGTTGAAAAATGAAAGATGTCTTGAGAACATTTAAGCCACTCTTGCATCTGTTCTTCTGTCATTTCGATTACTTCGCCAGTTCCGACGAAGATTAGGATTATTATGAAACATTTATGATAACCTCAAATCACGTATACTTATTTATTTATCAAAAACTGTCATGAATAATAGAACTATAATTACTCGACATCATTTATCACGTGTTCTACACTGTCAAAATAACACACATTGCGTTCTGGACATTGACCGTTTTCTAGTTTTGGAAATGTAAATTCACTATATTTAATCCTTCCGTCAAAATATATCAGCGTGACAACATAACCAAGTTTACCGTCTTCGAACTTCCTGGTCCAGCTCCAGTGTTCTATAGTTTTATCGTCTTTCGGCAATCTAATTGCTTGATACGTTCTTTAAAGCTAAGTGAATCTGTTGTCATAATTTCTCTCCTTTTTATAAGTAACACATGAATTCGTCAGTAATATCAGTAAAGTAGTTTGACAAGTCTGAATAAGTAAACTTGTCAGTCTTGTGAAGTTTAAGCACTAAATCATTTATGTCTTTCACTTCTTTTCTGTCAATGCCAGCATCATTCAAGAACTTGTTCCACATGAACACATTCTTATGCTTTCTGACAAGTTGTCCAGCTTTCTTATTGCCAGCTTCATCATTGTCGAATATGTAAAAGACGTTACTGAACTTGTCAAGCTCTGCGTCATTCTTGCTACTAGAACTAGCTCCACATGTTGCCACAGCATTCTCAACAAACAATGAATCAATTGGCCCTTCTAGAACAAATACTGGCTTAGAATTGTCAATAAAGTCACGATTATACAATTGTGTTTCAGCAAGTCTGTTCATGTAACGCGGTTCTACATTCTTTAACAAAGTCCTCGCTTGAAAATATTCTACCTTTCCAGCTTTGTTGTAGAATGGAATAACTAGTCTGTCATGATACTTTCCTTCATGACAAATGAAGAACTTTTTCCATACTTCTTCTGGAATCATGCGTTTCTTGCAATAGTCTATCGCTTGTCTAGAAAGTGTCGTTCCATCTTCGATGTGTTTAAAGTACTTTGTTGCAAGATTGTCCAGAAACTTTTTCTGTTCTATTTCTTTCTTATGCACAGCTTGCTGTTTCTTGAACTGTTCTATGAACTTTTCTTGCAGCTTCTGAACGTCTAAGTCAGATGAAGTCTCTTTCTTTCTAATGTCGTCAAGATAAGCTTGATACAGAGAAGGATTTACTTCTTTAAGCCATTTTGATGCATGAATTGCTTCATGACATGGGCAAGATGCTCGCCAACAAATATAACAAAGTCTACCAGTATTTGCGAAAAAGACAGTACCTTTAATCTTCCTAGTACCGCAGAAAACGCATTCAGTACTGATACTATTCATAGCTATCTTCTTGAATCTAAGAGACAATGCAGCTTGCTTGCAATACTCAAACAGAATTTGAGACTTAGCAGTTTCATCTAGTACTTTCATACAAATACAATATAGTAAATTCAGTTAACGTAGATTAACTGAATTATAGAAAATAATCGCAAATATATTGTTGTCAAACTAGCTCGATGCTGAACTGACGTTGTCGGAACAGCATGCCGAGTATGACAGCTGCGAGCACAGGTGATGCATTCTGGATGATTGACATTATTTCGTATGTCATATGCGCTCCACTGTCGCTTTGCTGTCGACCAAACTTATGCGAGAGGCATTAACTGTACCCATTAAAATCTTTATATGTTACACTTTCTATGTTTGTGTTAGCATCAAAAACTTTAATGTACACTCCAATACATATAAAGCAATTGCTGTATATAATATATTATATA